TAATGACTTAAGACGCTGAAAGACCTTGCGATTATGGTCATACTTTCCCATAACTTTCTTCCCCTTCCCTCCGCATCAACTCAGCCAAAGCAGCAACTTTATAAACCCAATTAGCTTCATTGTCGCAATGAGCAATCTCGATAAGTTGCTCGTTGGTAGCAGATTTAAAATTCATTGCTTCAGCTCCTATACATATCAGGCACTGGTTTTCTAGACTGTTTTTTTACTTCTGGTTCTGGCTGCTGCAAGTGATGAGTCCGATCCAAGTTAACAAATTTATTGAAGTTTTTGAGGAATGCCAACTCCACTGTTCCGACTGGTCCATTACGCTGCTTTGCAATAATAATTTCTATGATGTTCTTTTTCTCAGATTCTTTATCGTAGTAATCATCACGATAGAGAAAAGCTACTATGTCGGCATCCTGCTCAATTGAGCCTGATTCCCTTAAGTCTGAAAGCATTGGACGCTTGTCTTGACGTTGCTCAACGCCCCTGCTTAGCTGGGATAGTGCGATAATTGGTACATCTAGCTCTTTAGCTAGCCTCTTGAGTACTCTTGATATTTCGCTGACCTCTTGCTGCCTATTTTCGCTTTTACCTCGTCCAGCTATCAGCTGCAGATAATCAATCAAAATCATATCCAATCCAACAGTTTTCTTAAGTTTCCTGCACTTTCGAGCGATCTCATATACGTTGATATATGCTGTTTGATCGAGATAAATTTTAGAATTGCTTATATCACTGATCGCTGCAGTGAGGTTTGTCCAATCGATTGACTCCAACATTCCCGTCCTAATCTTTGAGGAATCGATGTTTCGCTCGCTGCTAAACATCCGCTGCATTAGCTGATTATCTGACATCTCCAAACTAAAAACAGCTACCGTCTTCTTATGTCTAATTCCCACGTTTTGAGCAATATTAAGAGCGAAAGCTGTCTTGCCGACAGATGGACGAGCTGCAACAATAATTAAATCGCTATTTTGGAAGCCGTTTGTCATTTTATCTAGGTCGCCGAATCCAGAAGGTATACCTGTGCATCCATCGTGTTTTTGCATCGACCTCTGCTCGATCATTTCAAACGTCTCGAATGCAACTTCTTTCGCTGTTTTAAAATCATTAGCCTGTACTGTTTTATCAGACAGTTCCATTGCAGTAGCGTACATATCTGCCAATATCTCATCCGGCTTATCTACTTGCCAAACGTTGCGGCTCATTTCTTGCAATTTGATTATTGTCTCACGATGCAATGCATGATTTTCCACAATACCTGCGTAATAATCGATATTTTTAGCTGTAGGGACTGAGCTTGCTATTCGCCCTAAATAACTAACGTTGCCAATCTCTAGTAGCTCCTTGTTATCTTGTAGCCTGGCCGTTAGAGTTACCAAATCAATAGGCTGACCATCATCTGCTAGGTAGAGCATATTTTTATAGATAATTGCATGCCGTTGATCATAAAATGAATCTTGCAATTGTTCTGCTCCATCCATATTTTGATTAATCAAAATTGATCCCAATACCGATTGCTCTGCCTCAATGCTATGCGGCATAACTCGCAATTCATTACTTTCCAAAAATCTCACGCACCTTCCTGCGCTGTTCATCGCTGATTGGCATTGCCTTTTCTCTCATTTCATCAATGCTCAAAACTGTATCGGCGCCATATGCTTTTAAAATTTCATGATACTTGCTTACATCATCCACATTGTTTTGTGCTAGCACTCCAGGATGCGGCGCGAAACGGTTATCTGGATTTGAAGAATAATTAATAAGATTGCCGTAAGCTGTCTCATAGCTAACATCCTTAAGATCAACTAACCACTCATTTACAAGCTCTCTTGACTGATCTACATCGTTTGTTGGTATGTGGAATGATGGGAATCTGTATTTAATCTTCTTGAGCAGATTTGATACCTCAGCTTTGTTCACACGCTCACTCCTTTGCGATTTGATCTAGGATATCAAAGGCTTGTTGTTGCTTGCTTTTGTGTCCAGCTGCAAGGGCGACTGGCGCGTGCGGCACCGCACCAGTTATGCAAGACTTGTCCACTTTGCTGCGCTCCCATTCCGAATAGCATCGAGGGATGCAGTAACTCACATTGCGTATTTCATCCCTGTAGAACTTAGGCTTGTACTCTTCAAAGCTTTTATCGATAGCTGTAAAAACAATTTCTAGCGGAATCCCCGTTGCGACCAGTTTCTTAATTTCGTCAAAGTCTGAAGGGCTGATGAATATCCCCTTGCCTCGTCGTTGAATAAAATGCTTTTCGACTTGGCTAGACCTTTTCATAATTTCTTCTGGGTCAGTAATAATAACAACATTATCTACTGTAATATCTTTATTAGATGGCTCATTTCTGCTCACTAGATGAACCACATTTGAACTATCACTTGCATTCAGATGATTCATATTTGAGCTATCACTATTATCAGATGGCTCATTTTTGAACATGAATTTCTTTGAATTTTTAACCGTGAATATCAAACCATAAGGAGCTCTAGTTGTCTTTATGTACTCATGTTGTTCAAGAGTCTCTACCCAACGTTTGACGGTCGACCGAGACACGCCGAATCGATCAGCGAGCTCCTGTATCTGAACTGGCTTGTTACCCAAGACTAGACCCCACACTACACCATCGCGCTCAACGTCCTTAGTTGTGCAACTGACGCACCACAAAAATAACCACATAGCATTGTTGATCTGCTTATAATGCGTGGGGTCCAATACACCGCTGTAAACTGTAAAAGGATAGCTATCCTGCATATCGACTACCCCCAATACTAAGATGCTGCATGCTTAACTTTGACTTTCTCAACCAATTTGCATATTCGACGAAACTGCTTATCAGATATGTTACTAGAATTAATACAGTGCCTTTCTGTCTCCAAGGTTGCACGTACTGCATCCTCTACGCTGGAGCCGGCACAACAAAATCTCGCATACGCCATACAAATAACAGCTTGTTCAGATGATTTCTTTCTCCATCGAAATTTCAAGTCTGTCATCTCCCTTGTGAAAATTTAATTCTTTTGTCAGTAAGATGGCTAAAATAGTAGCTGCCGCATACAGGACAACATGGCTCCTCTGTCGCTTTTTCTTCGACGGCATATTTATGTCCACAAAAATCCCCCTCACATTTATAGAAAACGAAGGTCACGACTGGGGATGCTTTAATTGCAAAAGCTTGTTTCATACTTGATTCCCCTTCCTTTCGAGTTGTTGATATGGTAAAATAGACTTAACTAAAAATTTCAAATGCTTTCTAAGTGACGTCCGGCCCGCCAGCCGGGCGTTTCTCATTTCTGCTTTAGAAAAGCGAATCATGCTATTCAAATATTTCTTCATATCCTCGCGCTTGCTTTGATCGAATCGTTCTGGATGCTTGTCCATCCAACGCAGATTATGCTTCGCAGCTTGTCCAGCAGCCAATGCTTGTGCTGCCAATTGCTCTCTAGACAATGAAATCCCTCCCATCAAGCTACCCCAGTAACTTGCATAATAGTTTGTAGAATAGATGCGGGGTCTACCCCGTACAAAAAAGCTATGCCTACTTCAATTTGATTAGTTGCCTTTGTCCAATCGCGAAAAGTGTCAATATCGACTGGATTGTGATCCTTCTCAAGCTTGCTTATGCTTGACTGGGTACGATTCAACAATAGAGCTAATTTCACTTGACTCATTCCAGCTCGTTCGCGGCAAGCTTTCAATAAGTTTCCCGCTGTCATTTCAATATTCACCCCCTATTCCTAGTAGGAATAATTCCTAATTGGAATCTCATGAGGATCTTTGCTGCCTTATAATTAAGTTAAACATTCCCCCACATTCCCCGGCTGCCGATTATGCCTGGCTGATCGGCAGCAAATCTTCAAACCAGTACTTATCAATAGCGCCGACCTTGAAAAACAGCGCAATTGTTCTACTGGACATTGAATTTTCATCTAATTCATACTTTTCATTAGGAAGTCCGCAAAAAGTCTTCGTGCGTAAATCTTTCACATAGCCATCCCTGCTTAGATATGCCCTATATGTTATTCCGATTGGTCCTTCAAAAAATGTGTCTGCTGTCTTCTGAACTAAGTGAAGTGCAAACCCTCTAACCGTAAGAACCTCGATTCTGTCTTGCATTACTTGTGGAACATCTTTGGCAGTGACAACTGTATCTATAAACGACATGCTATTCCCCCTTTCTTATCATTTGTTTCGAAATAAAGTCGTCTAGTTCCCACTGGCGAAACAAAATTGTTCCGCGTAGTCGAAAATATGGGATTTCCTTATCCCTAATCAAACGACGCAACGTTGAGTCGGAAATTTTCAAATAGTCAATTGCTTCAGAACAATTAAATACATTGCGGTACAACATCTCATTAATTTTTGGTTCAAGAATTGCCAATGTTTGATTAAGTAGTCCTTGTTCAATCTCCGATCGAAGTAAATTGATAAAATCTGATGTAGTGGATGACTGAGACTCAACAGCTAGACTCATATTTCTCTCCCCTTTCCTACCAAAACATTCCACCTTCTTCTAGAATAGAGTTGTTATTTAATAACGTTCTCCTGGCGCTTGTTCACTTAAATCGCTTCCCCAGTTGCCGTTTTGGTAACTTTTTGAGTAAAAAAAAGTGAATCTATGCTGACACCTAGTATATCTGCAACTTTTGCAAGCGTTTCTGCTGTGAACCTACCTCTGCCAACTTCAAGATAATAGTAACCATTTTGGCTTTCATACCCTAATATATGCGCCATTTCCTCAAGAGAAATCTTTTTTTCTTTTCTTAATTTCTTGATTTTTTCAAGATTAACTCTTCTCAATGTCATCACCTCCAAAAGTACCGTTTCGGTAACTTTATATTGATTATATGTTACCAATTCGGCAATGTCAACAGGTAAAGTACCTTTTTGGCAACTTTCTTTAATTACCATATTGGTAATGTTATTATTAAGTTAATTTATAAAAGGATTGAGGAATTTATATGATGGAGCTTGGGGATCGAATTAAGTATCTTAGAGAAAAACTGAACTGGACACAACAGCAACTTTGCGAAAAGACAGGGTTAACAAAAGTTCAACTTTCCAGATATGAAACCAACGATCGTAAGCCCGACCCTGATGCACTGAAAAGAATCGTCGATGCATTAGATACTTCTGGGGATTATTTACTCGGACGAACAGACAATCCAGCATCTACCTCTTCAAGCAATAGCAAAGAAGTCACTTCTACTAATGCTGGGCGTGCTTTTTTGGGAGGAGCTGACAAATACAGCGAAGAAGAACTTGATCTTGCAGAGGCAGCTGCTAAAGCAGCTGTAGAAGCTTTTAGGAAAGCCCAGAAGAGGAAAGGCAACTAGACTTGAGAAAACACCTCAGCCGATGAGTTTGAAAATAGCTGCTTAATAGGTAGCATGACGAGTGGACAGGGGAAGAGTATATGCAATATATCATTTATATGGATGAGTCTGGTACAGAGGGGCGTTACTTCGGAAATTTTTATGGAGGAGCATTAGTTAGTTCTAAACATCTTGAATATGTCAGAGATACACTAGAGTCTAAAAAAATCGAATTAAATATGTTGAAAGAAGTTAAATGGCAAAGAGTAACCGGGAATTATCTAGAAAAGTATATGGAGTTAATGGGTGTTTTTTTTGACCTAATTGAAAAAGATATCGTAAAAATTCGAATTATGTTTACCCAAAATATATATCAGCCAATTAATTTAACTAAAGATCAAATTAGTAACAGCTATCAGCTACTTTATTATCAATTTTTCAAGCATTCTTTTGGTTTGAGATACTGCAATCCTAATGTATATAAAAAAGTAAGCCTCAGACTATATTTCGACGAACTACCAGTTAATAACGAAAATAAAGATGCACTAAAGCAGCACATTTTCAATTTACAACACACAGATTATTTTTCGCAAGCAAACATCGAAATAAAACGTGAAGATATTACAGAAGTCAAATCTGATCAACATGTTATATTGCAGTATATGGATATTGTTTTAGGGGCAATGTACTTTAGATTAAATGATCTTCATAAAGAAAAACCTGAAGGATCAAGGGTCAGAGGAAAGAGAACCATCGCTAAGGAAAATTTATATAAATACATTAACAGAAGAATTCGTAAAATTTACCCCAATTTTAATATCGGTATATCAACCGGTACAATAAACCTCTCCGATCGTTGGTATCACCCGTATAGACACTGGTTATTTACCAGCAGCGAATATAAGGTATCCCCTGAATTCTCCAAGAATAACAAAACGACCCCATCTCTCCTACATTAATGGCCTAAGTGGAACTTAAGCGTTCAGAGAAGACAGGGTCTTGGTATCTATAGTATACACACTTAGTCAATTTTATTCAAGAGTATTCTTTTTTTAGATACTTCATGTAGATATAATCTCTTTATTGAGTCTATAGCCTTCTCAAAGGCTATTTTCTGTATTATAATATACGAACATATGTTCCTTTTCTAGGAGGAGTTAGAAATAAATTATGACTTAAACCTATATAAACCAACAGATTTAGAGTTGTGGATCACAGGACGCTACAAACAAAACTACATACTTACTCCAGCTGATCTAACTATCTATGCAGTATCAAGCTCATTTAATGTACAAACTCATTATATTTGTGGTCCAACTTTTGCTGACTGGGATGATGATTACTCATTCATTTTTTTAGACAATCGAAAAAATTTAGAGGAACAAAGACAAGATTTCTTCCACGAGTTTTGTCATCCGCTACGTCACGTTGGAGATCAGGAATCTCTACCTAAGTTGTTTGTCGAGATGCAAGAAGCTGAAGCTGCCCAATTTCAATTGTACGCTGCTATGCCTTTCTATATGGTGGAACAGATAGAAGTTACACCTAATATGCATTATTACATTTTAGAGCTTTCTAGGCTGTTTATACTTCCGTACGACTTTGTCAGAAGACGAGTAGAGCAAATACAACGTAGAATATTTCGTGAGTACTTTGATCGAAAACTTTCAAGTAGACCAGAACCTGAACCAACACCTGAAATGTATGAATGCAACACTAAAGAATATAGTAACGAAACTAAACGTATACTACGGCAATTACATCAACAAGTTGCAGAAAAACAAGCTAAGTATCAAATTTAACATTACAATAAATGGAGTGATCATATGCCTTACATACAGCATGTAAAAGATAGGAAGTACAAATTGTGCACTGACGATCCAAAGTCAATCAAGCGTAAAAGAATTTGTTTAACGGTAGAGGTTCCAACAGAATTATCTAATTCTGAACGAAAAACGCAACTGTGGCTAAACAAGGAACTGGCTATATTCGCTGAGAAAATCGAAAATGGAGAAATTGTCAAAACCAATAAAGTAACACTTGATCAGTTCTATGCTCAATGGAAAAAAGGTTATGCGGATCAAGCAATGGGAGAGTACACGCGATATATGACCAATAACGTCTACAACATCTATATAAAACCCGTGTTCGGAGACATCCAACTCGATAAGATCAAGACGCTGCATATTGTTAATTTTTTTGCTGATCTGAAGCGTAAGGATGGCAAACCAATGGCCACAAATACAAAACAAAATATCTACAAGGCGCTTAAGAGCTTCCTAGACCATGCTCATAAGTGGCGACTGATAGCTGACAACCCAATGGATGGGGTAGACAAACCTTCTGCCGCAAAAAAAGAAAAGCGAGAAATGCGTCAACGTAAAAAATCATATACGGCAATAGAAGTGGAATCGGTCATATCATCTCTCTACGAGCTTCCAGACCGTTGGAGGTTGTATTACATTGGAGTACTGCTTGGAGGATTCAGGCGGGGCGAAATGCTTGCCGTAGAGTGGGACAATGTTGAATTTAAAGCTGGCGGAATATTTATCGAGAAGCAAATCACATTTGATGAACAGGGAGACAAGAACGAGGATGAGGTAAAGACAGAAAGTTCTGAGGGATTCGTCCCTATGCCAATATGGTATATGGATGAACTGGCGAAGTACAAAACGTTATGGGATATAGAAAAGAAGAATTGTAAGGCCTGGAATGGTGGCACGAAGCAATATTTGTTCCACCCTGGCGACGGAAATATGTATTATCCTAATACGCCATCACTTACCTGGCGACGTTTCTTAGCTAAAAAAGAATTGCCTTATATCAGATTACATGATCTAAGGCACACAACCGCAATGCTGCTACGTTCATATGGAGCCGATCTAAAGCAGATTCAAGAGCGCCTAAGACATACCAAGCTTTCTACTACAACAGACATCTACATGCATGAAACAGAGCTTATTAGCAGGGATACAGCCGATCACTTGGAGGCACTAAATCCAAAAAATAAAAAATCTGTCACCTAGTCTGTCACCTGACCCATCGATAGCTATGTATATTAAATAAATTAAAAAACAAAAAAAGCCTTGAATATCAAGGCTTCTGAGCTCCGAAAGTTATGGAGCGGGTGATGGGAATCGAACCCACGCTATTAGCTTGGAAGGCTATCGATGGTGTTATTCTATCAAGATCTATGATCTCCAAACCTATGATAACAAAGATATAATACACTTTTTAGTAGTCAATAAATGTCTGTAGTATTCATACTAAAGAAAAATTTTGTCACTTGTTTGTCACCTAATTTGAAGTAGTAAGTAAATATTCGCTTATCGTATTCCCAAGCGTTTGGGATTTTAATAATACATTTTTAGTTCTCAGAACTGCTATAAATATTCTACTTTAATTTATCCGGATTACCACCTATCTCCTTATATAATGATTCAAGCCCTTCTTTATCATTCTTCTCTAGTAACTCTGCTAATTTTATTTGTATTTCCTTTTCGTATTCATCTTCGTAAAATTCAGCCCCACTTTTAAGCCTTTCAATTGTTCCTTCAAAACTAATCCCGTTTCCGCCTTTTTCCTCTAGCTTATTATTCGTAAAATACAGTTCTATATCTGACTTTATCAAATCAATAGTAGAAGTATCTTTTTCTCCACCATTACATCCAGCTAGCAACAACAATATTACACATGCAATAATTATTTTTTTCAATATCAACTCTCCTTTAATATGTAAAAAGTAAATATTTCCTTCTATAAAGTATAAAACATTAATATTTAGTAACTACAAAAAAGCCCTATCCAACAGGATTAGGGCTTTTATTTATTCTTCATTCTTAACATATTCAAACAACTCGGAAACATCTTCAATTTCTAATACTTCTATAATACTTTCAAGGTTTTCAACAGTCCAACGCTTGGATCGATTCTCCATCATATCATCAATACTATTCCATCTTATACCCGTTGCTTCGCTTAGTTGCTTTGCATTCCATCTCTTTTCAAACATTATTTCCCTCAACCTTAACTTAAGCACAATCATCACCTCTCGTTTAATAATATAACACAAAACGATTAATTACAACAAATAAAATTAAAACAATTAACTTTAAACGTTGACACTCAACGTTTATTGTTGTATAATAAAGGTAGAAAGGAGGTGATAGAGATGAACAAACTTACAGCGATCGCATTTGAAAAAATGCAAAAAAGAGAACACTCCCTACGAGTGGCGCGAGACCGACGGGGTCTAGGGCACATCACTCGGGAAGTGTTCCGGCAACAAGAACTTGAGATCATCGAACGTTACGCACTAACGGACGATGAACAGCGCGCTTACGACCTGTACAACAAGGTAACAGACCAGCGCAAACGCAACTAGGTTGTTGGAGAGGGTTAGCGCCCCTCTCCTCCCAATCTTAACATAAACTCTTCAAATAAAAAACCCGGGAGATGATGAAGATGAAAACAATCGCAACCTACAATAATGGAATTTGGATTTGCACATTAGGCGATATGGAGTTATTCCGAGCCGACTCAGTTGATGAAGTGTACAAAAGGCTTGACGAGTGTGGGTTGTTCCCTTATTATCCTCACGAGTTTCATGCCTAAATATAGGGGCTTCGGCCCTCCAATACGCTGGCGAGCTTACGCGGGGAGGTTTGATCATGAGTGGTCTTAAAGGGTTGAAACACTTGGATTACGCGGTATATGGCAATCTGATCGTGCCAATGCTCATGTTTGATACATCTGTCATGTTTAGACTTTTTGATGATAAAGATGCTGGCAAATGTCGCATTGAGTGTCGGCCACGAAAGAGAAGGAGTCGATAATCATGATCAATTATGAGTTGCTTGAAAAACAAACCAGTAAAGAATTTGTTACAAAAATTAAGTTATCGATTGACCAGCAAAACACGATTCGTGAAGTTATACGTATCGAAGTAAGCCATAAAGGCGATGTTGTCTGCGTAGAATATCTGACTGGATGGGATGGTAAATTTCATGCGCTCTGGACGCACTGGTTTTATATAGAAGACGGTCTAATGGATACGAGTGTAATAAACTACGCGGATGTAGGGCGGTTCCTGCAATGGACTAAATAGAAAAAGAGCCGCAGGCATAAACCTGTACGGCTCTTTTTATTTTTTTAAAGTTTGAGCAATATCAGCAGTATACTTAGTTAGTCTCATTGACATTTCTGTACGTAACGTTTCGCGGACAATACCAAACTGTTCTTCATACCCACGACAAAAATAGCGGTAATACAGAATACCATCATTTGTTTCTTCTTCATTTACCTTGATGTTGCGGTTTTTAAGCTCTCTTTTTAAAGCATAGTAATCGTCAGAAATCCTGAACATAATGACTTCCAGGCAACGAGCAACTACTCCTTTTAAAGTTAATTTTGATAATCCAATATCCTCAATTGATTTCTGTGTCATCGCTATTAACTGCGGGAACATAATAAGATCCCTTATCATTTCTAGCTCTTCTGGTGTTGGTCTGCCTGTCGGCTTATCATCATGCCGCCGATCATATCCCTCCTGATGTTCGGTCAAAAGTATTTTTCCACCCCAACGATTGTTGGCATCCAGCTTGCTCATTTTCTATCACTCCAATAAGAACATTTGTTCTTATAATAAACCTTTTAAACAATTTCATCAATACTCCTATACATATCTATATAGACATGTTAATATAGGTATAACAAATCAAACGGAGGTAATGAAAATGAAAAACGAAGCTTACGTATATCTGAAACACTTCGAGGGATTGAAAGTTGTTTGCATGTACCTAATCGAAAATGGAGTAAAACGCTTCAATGGTGTGCGGTCAGTGTAATGGCTAGAGATAATAAGTCACGGCGCATCGATCTAACTGGACAAACCTTTGGAGAACTGGAAGTTATTCGGATTAGCGACAAAAGAGGACAAAACAACACTCGGTTATGGGAGTGCCTTTGTAAGGCCTGTGGGAAACACACATACGTTTTAGGTATCAACCTAAGAGCTGGTTATTATAAAAGTTGCGGATGCCTGCGTGACGACAAACGTGACAAAGGCCGTGATAATCACATCTACTCAGACACTATAGATGGTACACGCAAGAGTTCTTTAAAGGCAAAACTTCACTCAGGCAACAAAAGCGGACATAAGGGCGTGCGATTTAATGAGTCACGCCAAAAATGGACGGCACATATAGGATTTCAAGGTAAGCAAATTTCTCTCGGTTATTTTTTAACCATTGAGGAAGCGATTGCCGCACGACAGGTAGGAGAAGAAAAATATCATAAACCTTATTTGGAGGGCAACAAAAATGAATAACGAAGAAATTAAAAAATGGATCGAAGATAATCTTGTCATGAGAGAGGAAGCTGCTGAAATCACCGGCCAGTCTAATAGTGGATTCGGCCAGTCTCTTGCAGCTCGCACAATAACGCATTTTGTTGAGTTTGGAACGAAACGAAAAACGAAGCTTTATCTACGCAGTGAATTAGAAGAGTATGCCCGTAACAAAAGAAAATAAAGTATTTTGCATATCTATATTGACATGTTAATAACGATATGATATATTGGTATTAACAACAAGAGATACGGAAGCCAACAAGCCGGAGAAACCGGATGAGGAAAAAAGGAGAAATTAAAATGGAATTAATAATTAACTACTGCAACGGTTTTGTTGAAAATGTTGATTGCGCTAATTTAGATGAAGCAAAAGATTTGGCGGTACAAGGAATGTCTTACACGCAAGCAAACGTGAGAATCGAAAGTGGAGAAGGTGAATTACTTTCAACATCTCACTGGTATGGAGTTGAGCCTAACGAAGATGATACTCCGCTAGAAACGTTCGGTACATTCGGTTTTTACGGAGATTGGGTCGATGAATAAACAAAAAAAGCCTGCAAACCAGTTACGGTCGGCAGGCTTTGTCTTTACTCTCTATTCACTGTTTGCTTTACCAACTGATGCCCAAGCACCGTAGCGCCAGTAACAAGCACGCCTTGTATAACGCCCTGTAGAACATCCCCCACAAGCAGGACGGCTATAATTATTCCGACAATGAGCAGCACCCAAGGGATAGCCCAATCAGCAACTTTAGGCGTTTTCTTAAGCATCGCGCCCAAAACAAAAAGCACCGGTATAAGCACCAGCGCCTGCTCCAATACAAAATCCTTAATATTTTCCACGTTGATCATCTCCAATTATTTTATTAGTCCTGCACGCTCTAAAATCACTGCCAGCTGCGCCCTTGTTAACGGTTTGTCTGGCTCCCAACGGTCAGAGGATACACCAACCATTAGACCACTGTCGATTGCTTTCATGATACTTCCCTCTGCCCAATGCCCTGCAATATCTGTCATGCCTTTGATTACCTCAACAGGTTTGCTAGGTTCTGTAGGCTTCGTTTCTTCTTTCGGAGCTACATACTTATGTCCAGTAAACAAGCAGTATGCCTTAACGGCTGCTTCGGCGTATACTTGCCAGTTCGCCTTTAAGCGTGCCGCATCAGCTGCATTAGAGCAAAAACCGTACTCGTTAATTACAGTGCTCACATTACCTGTCTCACGGTGCATAAAGTAGTAATCACCGCCCGAAGAGTTAGCCTTGCTAAAAGTAGGCGTAGGTCGTAACGTCTGCCCCGCATCTCTCAAAACAAGAGCAATCTGCCTAGCAAACTTACCGTCGCTGTAAATGCTGTGTATGATCTCTGCGCCTGCAGCTGTAGTTGAACTAGCAGCATTGATATGATTGCTCATACAATACTTGGCTCCGCTCGCCTTTACAATGCCCGTGCGCTCAGATTGACTAAGCGAAACGTCTTTATCCCTCGTCAACGCAACTGGAACGCCCAACTCTTTAAATCGCTTATATTGATATAGTGATATATCCAGCACCATATGCTTTTCGATAATGCCGTTTCCACTGGCTCCCGGATCGGTGCCGCCATGTCCCGGATCAATGATTAATTCCGGTTTTGCATCTCCAATATGTTTCACGCTATCCCCTCCCCAATCAATATTCAATGAAGCACCCATCAAACGCCCGGAGCCTATATCATACGGCCACATATACGCGCTGCCGCCGCCGTCGAAGTTTATAGCATACACACAACCCAATTCCCGCATTATGCTTTGCAGAACCTCTAGTGATACAGCAGATAGTGTCCTAACGCCGACATACTTACCATCTGCAGTGATGCCGCCCGCACAGCGGTAAGCGTTTTTCGTCCATATGTCATTACCTGTTTGATCTCGCTTAATGCCACTATCGAGTACATCCATGCCATTATTCAACAGAGGTGGCGATCCCTGCACCGCCCATAGGACGCCTTTAGGCGCTTTGCCCATATGGAGTGTTTTATCAGGCAGCATGTATATTTCGTCTCGAGCTTTTGTTTTTTCTTCATCTCCGACTACCTCTATACCATCTACTATGAGTCTTCCTATCGGCTTACCTTTATCGTTATGAGCAAAGTTTACGGTCATTGCTACATCAGCATTATGCAACTGTCCTAAGCCCTTAACTGTGGCACCTAGTTTAAAAGCAGCGTATAAGTCGTCAACCTTCGGATTAGCAATGACGTATCTAATGTTAACTCCATTTATGCTCTTGGATTGGATCATGGTGTACCACCCCATAACCGCGACAAGAGGGCTAATATAACAGCACCAACAACGAGAGTGCTAACCCAAAATATAATCTTGTCTATTTTATCAAGCCTGTGATGTGCCGACTTGGATTTGTCCAATGCTTCCTTTGCAACATCATCTGACTTATCAAGCTTGTCGACTAACCTTTGTACGCTGTTAGCCATATCTGCTACTGCCTTGGTGTTAGTTTCTTGCATTTGCTCTAATCGACCGACCTTAAACGCAATATCATTTAACGTTTGTTCTTGTGTCACCCTCTCACCCCTCTCTTAAGGAAAATTTACCTGACCAATAAAAAAGACTCCGCGCTATGCGGCGCCATACGAAACACCTGTTATTACTTCGTATTGTTGCGGAGTGATCTTGTTACCTACCACAAACACTGCTACGTTATCATTATTATACCGGCCTGCATCATAATGCCGTTTAACTGTAGCAAACCAATCCATATTAAATTACCCCCTTATCTACTAGCTCAAGTAATAGGCTGGCATGTTCGGTTTCAGCTTGCTCAAGTCGTATTTGTGTATCTACAAGCTCCAAAGAGAGCATGGCAGATTCATCTTCCAGCCTATCTACTGTTTCTGTTAGCGGCGCCCGGTACACTGGCTGTTCTGGCTCATTTGGATCAGGGTACGAAAAAAGGACTTGCTGCGTAACTGGATCTACTCGGTATCCATTACATTGTGCAAAGTCCTCTGCATATTGACCATATTCTAGTTTTAAGCAACCTACTGTATCGGGGTTGCGTTCGGACAATGCGACATAAGCTGCAAAGTCTTGTTCTGTAGTGGTTTCAATAACGCTACCTGATCGTTCGCCAGTGTCAACAATAATATTTCCAGATTGGTTATCATAATAAAGTCTGCGTCCAATGTACACTATTCAACACCTGCCTTCCACCTTACACCGTAAATAATATCATTGTTATCTGCACGTCTCATTATCGGAATGTCGAAACCGTCATCATATAAAATCAAATTGTAAATAGCAGTGCCATTGGATATTATAAGCACACTAGTTGTAGGTGTATCACTAAAAGAACCCCTAATCTCGGTTCCAGATCCGAATTTAGAAACACCACCCGCTAAATTACTATTTGTAGTTATAAAGCTAATCCAATTAGGTTTAAATGATAAACCACGTACCTTTAATACCCAATAATAATATCCACTCGCAGGTGTCGGTTCCCTGTTTAAGCTCGCTTGCCCTTCGGCAAATACAGGAATCATTTTAGTACCTTGCAAACCAAACATACTTATACCATCTGGAATATTCGCTGCAATCCAATTCGGATCACTCCACTGCACACTATTAGCAACATCTCCAGGATAATACCCTTCTTGTGGTCTAAATCGTAGAGTTGTTCCTGATCTCGATATGCTTTGAGCGATTACGTGACCTGATCTTTCCTCACTCCCTTCACCCTGTAAGATAAAAGCCGTTCCATCATATCTGAGCGTATATAGACCGCCATTAGCTAAAACAGCAGCACTTCCACTTGATTTTTTTATTGCTTTTGCACCCTTCGAATCGATGTTTAGTGTTGGATTCGCACCGCTAGCAATGTGGGCTTTTATCGAGACACACACGCCCGCAACGAGCGCTGGCAGTGCTGGCGTTAAAGTGAGGGTGTATGCCGTGCTCGTGCCGGCTGTTGTGCCATAACCAGGCTGACGGATATAGTCTGTAGCAGCATTAGCGCCAATGTCAGACGGAGACAGAACGACCGTCCCGCCCTTACCATTAACTGATAATACCGGCGTTGCGCTTTGTAATCCTTCCATCCAATCATCCCATTGACCTTGCAATGTCACTTTGATTGCACTAAACCAACTATCCCACTCTTGCTGATAAGCAACGGTCTTGGTGTTGTACCAAGATTGGAATTGATTAAAAATAGATGTAGTGTCAGCTTGGCTAATCACCCCTGTCACAATGCCGCACAAAGACGTATTCAGACGTTCGTCAGTGATTTGGCTGCCGATTATGATTGTACCGCCGTTTTGCACAAGTATTTGAGCAAGTGATAACTCATATACATCGCCAGCTCGTGTGAGTGTTGGAGCAACGGTAGGTGATGCCCCCTTTTTAACAACTACTTCAATAGATCGTTTATGGATGCTTGTATCTAGCCTTAGAACGATTCTATCAATCCGATTAGTACCGCTTGCTTGGTCAACACTCAACGTAATTGGTGCATCATAAACCCTGTATAGATAACCGTTAATCCATCCATAGCCGAGCGATACAACAACCTTATGGTTACCGCCAGCTGGCTCTACTTTTAATGATGTGCCGCCACCAAAGATGCCGTTGCCGATAAAGCGACTGAAGTATTCAGCAAATTCACGAGCTGGATATTCTCTCGGATCATCCGGAGTAGTGTCAAAAAAACTAGATTTTTGTGCCAACATTACCCACTCCTTTTAACATTAGACTGTAACTTTTTAATTTCTCTCGTGATTGTAGGGATGTCATTTCCGAACTGCACTTCAAGCTTGACTACAGGCTCGTATATCTCTTTCACCTCAGTTATACGAGTGTCTAACGTCATGCCCCAGCGTTTATTCTGGGTAGTGACAATATCACCTAAATCCCAATCTTGCTCGTATCTAAAGCCGCGAGTACCAAGTATCCGTCCATTAAAGGTGCTTACCTGTTTGAGCTCGGCAAGCTGCTGTGCGCCCATCTCAGCTAGTTCTATGGCATCCTCAGCTGAAGAAGCATCGATGAAAACCTCACGGCGGTCATAACCTGTCGCATTGCCTACGGTCAGAACCAACCTGTCTTCATCCTCGCCTGGACCGCCCGCATAACCAACATTTTTATAATTGAGATCGGAGTCAACAAATGACTGACTTTCGATGTTTTCGTATTCATTCGAAAAAATGACAAATGGGCGAACGGATTGATTGATCGTGAGGTCACGCCCCTCTAACACATCAAACACCCACTTTTTAGCTGCGAAGTCTAGCTTCATAAACCAACCGATATCGCAATACTCGGCAATCTGCGAAATTACAACATCTAACCCATCGTAACGAGATTGCCATGGAGTTATTTTTCCTCTGTCAAGATTTGGAGCCGTGACTATAAAAGGGATTGACCTATCTGGGTACAAGCCGTCAACGATGTGGCGATGCACGTAATGCTTCAAAACCGTTTCCGCTGAGCCGATTATCCGATCATAAGAATCAGTTACGGTTAAACGACGATCAAGCACACCACCAAGCGTGGGACCTTTGACGACAAGCGTCTCGACACCGTTTTCTGTTGTAACCTCACGAAATTTTATGATGCCGGATTTATGCGGCTGGTTTCCAATGATGATTACCCTGTCTTTAACGAGTTGTTCTACATTTTGTTTGCCTAAAGCGATGTGCAGCTCAAATTCCCCGGCCCGATAAAATCGACGGGTTAGTTGAAGGCTCTCGTAATCATCAATCTCGCCTAATAGATTGAAACTTGTGTCTAGTATTCGAATAGATGGAGATGCCACACTCACACACCTCCGTAACGGTTATTCCATGTTATTTCAACTCGAGCTAGGTCTTTGTCTGAGTCATCATCTGAGCTGTAACTAATCAAATTATCACCTAATTGGAGTTGAAAGAATGTGCTGTCTAGATCGATCCAATGGAACACATTTGTACGGTCACCATTCTCGGCGACGACTTCTACACGTTTTTGCCCAAATGCCGTATTTATTTCTAACACATCCGTCTCAGACAACACATAGGCAACCTTAACGAATTCGCCCGTTGTCTCATTACTGACGACTGGATTTGTAGCTGGTCCGTAATAACGAATAAGCAGCGGAGCTGATTCATCTCCTGAATTACGATAGATACCTTTGTAGCCAATCAACGTAAACCAACTTTTCAAGCGCCAAGGGAAAGTCATCCCTCCATTAGCATATTTAAGCGCTCGTTCTGCAGCTTTGACATCACGCCAAAAAGGATCTGGACAGGCAAATGATGCGCTAAATAGTTGATTGTTAGAGTGCCGATTTCCGAATTTAGGGCTCTCATCTGGAATAGCTGATGCCGCATACGAATGTGCATCGTTGGTATAAATCAGCTTTCCTTCGCCCAGTTTTGGATTGAGGATGCGCGATATATTTCTCCGCAACTCATACATCTCTTCACGGGTTGAAGCCATAACAGCGCCTGTTAAAGTGATTAATCTGTCTGTGAGCTGCACTCCAACCACTGTTGAACCATCCTGGTATGGGGACTGAGTTTTCTTGATATTCGAGCTCACCCAGCCAGTGCCGTCGATATGCGATAAGATATAAGGGCGGGTATTGCCCAAAGTGATTCTCTCGCCGTTTGCATTTATAAATTCTAGCGACTGCATGTTCCCGCCCCCTTAAATTAAAAGTTGTTGAGCTGTCTTTTGAGCTGCTTTTGACACATCTGATGGTGATGTAACAGGTGTATTGAAATTATTCGTGACGGTCACGTTAGATCCAGACGTCTTGCTATTAGGGTTATTAGCTGAGCCCACTGATTTGGTTGTCGGAGCTGCATTAAGAGCTGCAACCGCCGCATTACGAGCCGCATCTATCCGTCTGTTAATGTCATCAATCATCGGCACGATCTGCATGACCTTATCTTTAAATCCTTCATAAAGCTTCTCGCCAAGGGTCTGTCCGGTAATTTGATACGCTTCCCCAAACCCATCCAAAAGCTTGATGATTTCTTTTTGATTGTTGCTAACGATCAGCTTTTCCGCTTGTGCCTGTAACGCCTTAGCTTTAAGTAGATTGCCGTAATGCTCTTTGGCTTTATCCATTTCTTCGTTAAGCGAGGTTTTTGTCGCTTCTGCAATGGAATTTAGGTGAATGAGTGTGGCTTCACGCTCCATAGCAAGCAACTCTTTTTTGTTGGTCAGTTGCTGTTTGATAAGATCCGTTTCTTCTTTGATCTTTTCTTTCAGCGTCTGTTCTTCTGCTCTAAGAGCATCCTTTTTATCGGATAGCTTTTCCTGCTCATGACGTTTCGCCTGGTTAGCAAGAAGTTTATCGAGTTCCTTTTGCAATGCAATCTTATTAAAATCATCATGCTCATACTCGATTTTTGATCGAAGTCGAGATGCCTTAAGCTCATCATCCGCATCAAGTTCAGCCCGACTCTTTTGCTTCTCAGCTTGCTCGAGCGCCGCCAACTCATCTTGAATAGCTTTTATTTTTGCCCCGTACACTCGATTGATCGCCGCTATCTCTGCATCTGCCGACTCCTGCGCAGCCTTTAAGCGTGCGTCATAAGCTGATTTAACGATGTCGGTTGTGTCCTTTTTCCAAGCTTCATTCGCATCCAGCAGACCTTTTATTCTGCTTTCTTCAGCTGACTTCTCGGCTTCGTACTTGCTGCGTAGTGCGTCCTGTATTCCTTTGGATAGGTCATTGATGCTGTTTATGTTTTCTTGCTTAATCTGAGCATAATAATCCTTTTCCAATTGCAAACGCTCGTTGATGTTTGCTCGAATGTCGGATGTGATCCTGCGCTGAATTTCTTCTTTTTCGGTTGCGGAATACTTGTCGTCAGCTAGCACTCTGTCGAGATAAGATTGGTTTTCAGCAATGATTTTTGATAATGTTTTGCTCTGTAATTCGTACCTTTGATCTGCCGATAACTCTTCGCGAAGCAAACGATCCTCCAGCGTTTCTTTATACAGTTTGTTTGTCTGCTCCAGCACATTCGCTTCATACGACTTACGAGCTTCTGTTTTTCGTTTTCTAGCTTCGAAAATCTTATCATCCAACTCTTCTCGTTCTTCAGCAGAGTCAGCATATAATCTCTTGATTTCCTTCAAACGTGCTATTTCGTCATTTACACTAATGAGACCACGATCTTTAGCTCTGTCAAGCGTTTTAAGCGACTGTTCAAGCGTTTTGTCACTGATTTGCTGAGTTACATCATAGATTCGCTCGGCAATCTGCATGCGCTCCTCTGCCGTTTTAACATGCTTTGCCTTGATCTGTTCAAGCGTGCTGAGTTCATCCGCAAGCGTTAATTGATTCATGCGTTTGCGGTGCTCCATAAGTCTATATGCATCGTCCAGAGCTTCATTTTTGTAAGCCTTTGCTGCAGGCGGTGTCTTGATTTTCGGCGTTGTTATCACCGGAATGCCAGCCACTTGTGACGGATCCATCGTTGACAAGGATGCAAGGGATGCAATTTCACCCTTTAGTCTCTCTACTTCTTCGCGAGCTCGTTTTGTGGATTTCTCAGCCTTCTCCATGCCGTATAACCACTTGACCCCAGCGTCTAAAGCGGCAATCGCAGCCTCGCGAATCGTCAATTCTTTCCTTTTCTCCATTAATACTTCGTTAGCTTTAGCTTGTACACTTGCCCACGCTAACGCCACCTCTTGTTCCTTGACGATTAGTAAACCTCTAATAGCTTCTTCATTAATACCAATCGCAGTAGAAAACTGCGGGAACATCTCCGACAATTCTTTCTGCGCATCGCTCCATTCGCTTGTCCCTTTTTTAGCAGTGCTATACGTCTTTAATAAGTTTTGAATCGTCATTACTTCGCGATTTTTCATAGCGGTTTGTTTGGCTAATTCATTCACTTCAGCTGCCGTTGCTTTATTTGCTTCTTTTATAGCCCTGGTGTAAGTTTCGATCTGCTCAGCCGCTTTGTCGGCACTCGTACCAAGTTCTTTAAAGTTTTTGTCCGCTGCTTTCAACGCATCCGCTAGTTCAAAGGCTTCATTCGCTCGATTACGACCTATATCGATCTCTATTTCACCTGACCGTATTTTTTCGGTTTCTTCGTTAAATGCTTCGATTGCATTTTTTACAGCTTCGTGTTCTGCTTTTAATTTCTTTAAAGTCTCTATTTTTTCTTCATAAACAGCGATTTCGTTTTTTTGTATACCGTTTTCGACAACTTTTTGATAATCTTCTTCCGCTTGCTTCAATCGCTCTGTCTCGGCTTTCGCTTCTTGCTTTTTACTAATAACAAAAGCTAACACCCCTGCGAGCGCCGTCAGACCTAGAATGACGGGGTTGAGTATTAAAGATCCTAATGCCACGCCTAGAGCCCTTGAAGCAGCAGCCCATGCTAATTTAGCAGCAATCACGCCACCTATGACAGCAACCAGTGCAGCGAGCGCCATGGCCATTGATGTTAACGTAGCTGTGAGCGCCGGATTGTCTCTGATCAAATCGGTGACAAACACTAACAAAGGTTGGAAAAGAGCTAGCACAGCGCTCAACGCAGGAGCCATAGACGCACCGAATGATTGAGACAGCATTATTGTCTGTGCGCTCAGCATAGCTTGTTGACCGCCTAGCTCAGCAGCGTACTCCGCAGCTCGTCCGGTGTTTGCTACTGATTCAGCCATGACACCTTGATAGATAGCCTCTGCCTTTTCGGCAGCTGTAAGAGCGTCCGCTGTTTTATTAAGTGTTTTTGCATACTCTTCTTTCATTTTGGCAATATTTTTCTGAACACCCGCAGCGTCGGAAAGGACTGAGTTTTCCATACGTATACCTTCAGTTGTTACCCTTACCGCTTCTCCTAAATTATAATGTGCTTGACGGTTATCAACTGCCGTATCTTTTAGAGCTTTGATCGTTGCTTTTGCTTTTTCGACCGTGAAACCGTAATTGACTAGGTTTTTGATCGCAGCAGCTGTATCTGACTCGGAAATTAGACCATCTGACGATAGTTCTGACATCGTTTCCATCGCTTGAGATACACTTTGGCCAGTAGCTCTAATCTGATTTTCAAAGCCCTTCATAACTGAGGTGTACTCATTGAATGACTTTATCCCACCCATTATTGCGGCGGCTATGGCGGCGAATGCGACCGTTCCCGCAGCTGCCGTTTGCGTGTATGCGCTTTGCAATTCTCTTTGGCCTGCAGCTGCTTCTCTTGCTGCTCTTTCTTGGTCCCGTAGTTTCCGTTGCGTTTCGTTAAGCCCTTTTTCAAGCGCATCCGTACGCAGCTTTAGACTGATAACCAATTCCCCTAGATCCATAATCACATCACCACCTTTAAATAAAAACACACCTCGATGGGTGTGTTAGGTTTGCCAATCTATGTGTATGTCGGTTTGACACTTAAAGCAGTATGCTTTGCTCAGCATATTATCAACCTTTACCGACTCTGAGCACTTGGGGCAAGCGATCTTTTGTTTTAAACCAATTAGCGAAGCAATAACAGCAATTAGTAATATAATGCCGACTGGCAAAAATACAAAGCACATTGCAATCGAAAATAACACACCGACAACACCTAGTATATTTCTCGTGATGTTGCTTGATCCAGCGACTGCTTTGCGAAGTTCAATCCTGGCAATGTTTAATTTACTGCCGCAGTGCATACACTTCTTAGCGTCCTCGGGTACTTCACCCTTACACATTGCACACTTCTGCATTCGTTCCACTCCTCGACAAATGATACGTAGAGATTACCATTTTAGGATTGGAATGTCACTAAAATCCTAGCTGATCAATAAACACTTCTTCGTGCTCAGGCACTTGTTTCATTTTTACATATTGTTCTGATACACATAAAAATTCGTCCAAATAGTATTCCTCGAATAGCTCTCGCTTTGAAATGCCCATCATCAGAGCAGTTGTGATTAACCCTTGGACCCAGTATTCGTTCCGGTCTTCAACTTCGGTAGAAACGCTCTGATTTGGTTGAAAAAATCTGTGGTATCATTGACCTCCCAAAACGCACAGAGGACTTCAAACAACTCTTTTGGCGAGAGGTTATTAAGCAGGTGTTCGTAATCTGCATCTATTAAATCAGCGACAAGATGAAGGAATTGCTCAGGAACGACCGTTAGAAGACGGCCCAACATTGCATACAGTACATCTTGATCGAGTGTTTTCATTGTTGCGATCACTTCATCTGGCTTCATGTCTGGGAAGCAGCTCTTTAATAGTATCTCAGGTAAATTTTTAACAGTACCAATAGCTTTGATATAAGCGCCTAGCGGAAGTTTTTTAATTTTAATGCCGTGTAAGTGACCATCGTTCGGAAGTGAGATAACAATACTTTTATCAGGCTTGCGAAATTTGAACATTATAAAACCCTCCTATTCTCTAATCACAAATAAAAGCCTAGCTTATTAGGCTAGGCTTAACGCAAAATGTTTTATACTGTTACGAGTACGTCCAACCAAGAAAGGTCGGTACTTGTAGTTGAATACTTATGTGTTTTTGCTTTGTTATCAGTCTTTCGTGTCATGACAGTTGCCTCAATCGTCACTGGAGAAGAGCTATCGCCACCCTCTCCCTTAGTTTTGAAGTCCGCTTTAACCTTGGTGGCGCGGAGGGATAACAACCTTGTCATGAGATATTGCCCATCAGAAGTCTGAGCGGCGAAACTCATGCCGATCTCTGGCGCTGTATCGTCAGATCCATAAGAGTATTCCTTGGTTGCCTCGTCATATTCGCCACCCTCGAAATGAGGATATAACTCTAGCGGCAGCTCTGCTAGCTGGATAGTCATCTTCATACCATTCCAATCTGAGCCAGCTTCATAAACGGTATCATCAGCATGAATCTTCCATTCTGACACTTCTGGATCTAATCCAATAGACTGAGCGCCTGGGACGGAAATAGCTTCACCAGGCGTGTATACTTCGCTCGTATTCGCATTGATAGGAAAAATTTTGATTCGTTTCAAGCCTTTTAATATTTTAGTAGCCATTATGGCATACCTCCCTGATCAGTGTTAACCGTCATTCTATATCTCAAACTTTTGTGATAAACGTCCACATCGGGCTCATAAGCGTCATTAGAGCCATTGCGCCTAAATCCCAATGACTTCATTGTTTTATCAACCTCGGTGTTTAGAGTTGGATCTGAAGCTCTTGTCCATATACTTACTTGATAGGACAAGGTACTTTCAATAGGTTCATCATCTGCATAATCAGAGTCGTAATTAGTGATCTCGAAAAATGTGATTTGCGGATATAAATCCGGATAGGGAATATTCCTTTGATAAACCTTCACATTCCCATCTCTATCAAACCCGACACGAGAGACGATCTCGCCATTAGATTCAAGTGCCTGTAAGACGTCAGGACTAAGATCGATCATAAGCCTAGCCCCTCCTTGAGTATCCTTGCCACTTCCGCAAGGGCCTCGTCTTCCTTTTCCATCGCCGCCGGTTCCATAAATGGTCTTGCTGGTAGTTTGGTCGTTCCCCACTCGTGAAACTTGAGATAGAAAGCCTTCGACGTATCGCCTTTAAGTAAACCGGCATAGATGGCTTTGCCACCTCGTACACGTCGCACATTGCCAACTTTAAGGATTTCAGCAGCATGCTTGCCTGTACGCCATAGATTTTTTTTAGCACGCGGTAATCTCGGCGCATCACTCCTTGGAGCTCGACTCACAATTTCGTCATTGATAATTTTCGCACCACCACGCAGAGCAGAATTTTCCAAGCGGTTAGCCTGATTTGCAATCTTCTTAAGTCTGCGAATAAGCTCTTCACCACCCAATAACTCCAATGGCTCAGCCACCTGGCATCAACTCCCTGCACATCAAATGCAATTCTTTATGCTGCTCATCTGGATCTATTGGCGGGGAATTGATCTCAAGTATTCTACTTCCATAAAGTACCCGCATATCAGCAGTTATCCCTTTTCGGTAGCGGATCTCTACTCTATTAGTACCTTCTGCGTTATTTGCTGCTGCCGCGTGATATTCTCTGCCCCTCAATGGTCTTACAGCAGCCCAAACAGTAGCAACATCAACCCATCTCTTAACTGGTCGACCACTTTCATCCTTATCTGTGATACTTCGCTGTAGTGTGATTCGTTTATTAAGTTTTCCCGGGTTCACTATTACCACCACCAGCTGCATCAATAGCTTTTAGGGCTTCATGTGCTTTTTTTATGCCTTTTACCTTGCTGCCGTCTGGCAGTTGATAATAGCCGCCTTCTAGCTTAATTAGTCGCTCATCAATCTCTGGCTCTTCCTCAACAAGCTTTATATGGCCAAGCTGTAGCAACTGAAGCGCTCGATCTTCATTAGGAGGTTCATGGACATCTCCAATTTTACAAAGCTTCATTGAGTCAAATCGGTCGTAAAAGTTATTACTAACAACATATTTCATTATGGTCCCTCCTCCTCGATACAATATTGTAGTTGTGTCGTCATTGATTGGATTGTAAACCGAACTTTGTCGCTAGGTTGCGTGCCGATCAGCTCACGGTTTTCATACCAATCTACAATTAAGATCAAGCAATAGAGTTTCGCAAGGCTATTTGTATTGTCATATTTTTTACCGGTTGCGTTTTTCAAATAAATTTCTGCAGCGTTCATAATCATTTTGATTTGTTGAAGAACTTGCGGCTCGTCACTATCCTCACGCAACCACGTTTTCACTTCTTCCAACTCAAGTTTCATGAGTTCCCCTCCCAATAAGAAAAGACGGCACTATGCCGCCCTTATGGAGTTGGAATTATAGTAACTTCACCTTTGATAATAGCTTCTTTATCCACCACTTGAATATCAAGGCGTTCGCGAACCTTTACACCAGTCAGATCCTTACTCCACAAATCGCCGGCTTCTGTAGAAAACTCAATCGATAGTGTTTCCCGATCAAACAGAGTAATAGCTTCCTTAAAATCGCCCAGGTAAAACGGAACTTTGTTAGAAACAGTTTTAAGCACTTTATTGGATACAACTGTAAGTGGATAGCTGCCGAATAACAGTTTCTTCGTTTTGTCTGTCGGATCTGGCTGTAAGACATACTTGCCGTCAGTATCTTTCAGTTTATCCAGCCAATTAAAACCATCCTGGTTTGTCAGAATGGCTGATGTTAAAGCGATAGCAGGGTCCAATTGTACATTTAAGACGTCTTTAAAATCATCTAAATTAGAGAGAATCTTGGTTTTCGAACCACCAAAAATTTCATCCAATTTAGCCAGAATCAAAAAGTTTCTAGTTACCCGCGCTTTCTTTGCGATCCAACGTCTTAGATACGAGATAATGTTCTCTGCTGAATCTTGCAGAAGTTCTCTTGTTACCTTTAGAATGCCGCCTTTCTTCTTCACCTTATAAGTAATGTTTTCAAACTGCGGTGTATCCACATCCGGGAAATCTGCAGCTTCGTCAACATTATCGAAAGGCACTTGATCTGCGTTTACTTCGATGACTCTTGAACCGCTCAAGGTAGTTGTTGTTTCAACATTAACAAGAAGTTCAAGTGCATCACCAGCACGGCGCAACTCCTTGATTTCAGTTCTAATGTCCTGCGGCACAGTGATACCGCCATCAGAAATGCCGCCAACTGGATCAGCTTCGGTCATCATATTATAAATCTTTAAATCTTCCTCATTCGCCACTTGCTTCAAAACGGATGATTTGAAAAGATTTACAAACGCACTCAGTTTCCGTTTAGCATCAGCAATAATCCCGCCGCCTGTTTCATTTGGCAATTGATTATGAATTTCCTCACGTTCTTGATCATACAAATCTTTTGCAACGTCAAATTCTTCTTCCAAGTTTTTAATCTCATCGCGCAGCGCCTTGGCTTCTGCAACTTTACCGGCATTCAAAAACTGGCGAGCTTCTTCTTTTTTATTGTTAATCTTTTCAAGCATTTCACGTAGTTTCTTATTCATAAATAAGTACCTCCCTCAAATTAAGTCCAACTCTAAGGCTAGAGCGTCCTTTTCGTCATGTTTTGGATTATCAAACAACTTAATAGCCTGCTTAATAGATTCATTAGTGCTATTTATAATAGCCAAACGATTGAATGAGAAATGGTTCATATTCTCTATATTCAAAGGTTCATCTTCATATAGAACGCTGTTTGCAAAACCATTTTTAACAGCAACATTTGCGCTCATCCACGTTTCGTCATCCATCATTGAGGATATTTCCTCTCTAGACTTGCTTGTTTTGGTCATATAAGCATTTATGATTAAATCTTTGACCGTATCAAGAATGTCTGCGACTTTACGTAAATCTCGCATATCTCCATAAGCGCCTGTTAATGGATTGTGAATCATTACAATTCCTGCAGGACTAATTAATACTTCATCCCCTGCCATAGCTGGGATCGTTGCCGCACTCATGGCTATGTCAATTTTAACGATTACTTTCTGACCATTCTTTTTGTGTTCCATAAGGGCGTTATATATCCCTGTCGCAGCAAATACACTCCCGCCATAACTCTTAATCCATACAGTCAAGTCTTCACCTTTGTAATTCGCCAGTTCGTTCCTGAAAGCATTTGGAGACGCAGAAGGCTCGTCAAACCACTCGTATAACCATGCTTCATCATCATCTACAATATCGCCATCGATTCGCAGTTCGACACTTGCTGGCTGTGTTTCTGTCGCTTGGTTTCTTATAAAATTCCAAAATCGCACCTAACCCTCACCTCCTTTCCCGTACTGTGTACCCACTTTGTTAATTGGAATGTAGTTGCCGTTAGCATAAAGTGAGTCGCCATATTCTTCTGCTGGTAAATCCAAGAATCCCCTTGCTTCGTTTGGTGTATAAATCATGTTGTTAACGCCTTTGGCAAGAGCTTCAATCTGTGTTTTTGAATCAGCCCGAAGAATTACATTTACATTGAACCGCCAAAAATACCCGCTTTTAATTAAATTTGAAGTTAGGGTCTTGTAGGTTATTTCTTCCTCATACTGTTTGAGGATGAATAGCATGGTATCAATATAAAAAGCCAAGTTTTGAGCTTCTGCAGAAGCATAACTTGACTTTTCATAATCATTTATTTGGTTGGGCTTAATACCGAACGCTGCAGCGATCTGCAGAGCAGAATATTTTTTCAATTCAAAAAACTGGCTGTCAGTTAGCTTAATATCAAGCGGCACCAATTTCATGCCCAGTGGTACAGGTATAATCTTACCTGCGTTTTCTGAACCGTTAGCAAATTGTTCAAACCCTTTTACTAAGCGCTCTCTAGCATTCTGATCTAAGTCACCGGTATACTCTAGAACAGCCTTTCCTGTTAATCCTGTTTTGTATAGCCGATTCATGAAGTTTTGGCTTTCAAACGCACCATCCACTGTGCTTTTCAGTATTTCCCTAACTGGCATTCCCGCAATTCCGTCAAATGACATGGACGTTTTGAAGTGAAGCACTTCGTCATGGTTAAATAGGTACTGTTTGCCTGTTCGATGGTCAAGATACTGATACCAAATCTTATCTTCTTTACCCAAGATGCCAGAGTTATCAAGAATAATAGTTACGTCCTCACTAGGCATAATCCATAAATCTTGTATTTCGGCTTTTCTATACCTTTTCCAAACATATGCATTCCCATGATGATTTCTGTTCATCTCTACAGTTGACCAAAATATTGAACTGGACATGTATGGATTTGGTCTAAGCTTCAACAAGTTGTATATCTCTTCTTTATTGCTCGAGACAATTCCTTCGCTTGTTTTTTGATACATATGCAAAGGCAGTTTGCCAATACTCTCAGAAAGTATTTTCAAACAAGCAAAATAGGTGGCTTCTGATAACTTATCTCTTGATGTATTCGATCCAATGCCCAGCCATTCAAGTAGTTTAGGATTATTCATTCCTATTGTTTCGTTTTTAAACTCATTTTTAAAAATTTTTTTGAATATCACTCAACCAACCCCTTCCCAATCACCTCTTAGCAATCAGAATGCCAAAGATTAGGAAAACGAAACCCAATGAATAGTTTCCGATCACATAACCAAATGCATTGTATGTTGTAAATAGAGCTATTACAATTCCTAAAAAGATAAAGAAGTCTTCTAACCATTTTGTTATAAATACTTTAAAAAATATACCGAAGTTTTCTTTTAAAACTTTCGCCATACTATCACTTCCTTTCCCCTTTCATTACAGGACCGTTACATTTTGGACACTTTATTCCGTCTAAATGTCTATAGGTATCTTTAATTTCCCAACAGAAAAAACTTGATTTGGGCGCTCTACTCAATTCCTTACCACCCCATCATGTTCAAATAATTTTCCGTAGCTTCTGTCATATCAATTATGTCAACATTTTCGAATAGCATAGCCGTCGCCATGGCATTAATCATCGCCACAATTAGGTCAATACGTTCTCTTGACTTATTTTTCACGGGCTTAATATTCTCATTGCCATCTACCGCAACAACTACGTTACCCCAACACCAACGAGCTACAGGATTAAAGTTATGAGTCATTAAGCCCCGCTTCATCAATTGTTCAATCAACTTCATAGCCGGACTCATGTGCTGCATATTCTGAGGTATTTCAATAACATTAACCCCGCCACGTATTAACCGTTGAGATAACATTCTGCTGTTCCATGGGTCAGTACCTAGAGTCTGAATATCAAATTGATCATTGGCACTCAATATCTTAGATTCTACAAAATCATAATCTACTACATCCCCCGGTGTTGTCAGTAAGTGTTTCTGATCAACCCACTTATCATATGGTACTTTGTCGACTCGAACACGCTCTCTCATATTGTCCTCTGGTATCCAAGCATCAAACACAAATCTCCATTCCGTGAATCCATCTTGTGGCGGAAATAAGTAGCATGCTGCTGTAATATCCGTTGTACTGGACAAGTCCAAGCCTGGATAGCAACGTTTACCATTTAGCTCAGATAACTCCCAATTACCTTCTGTTTTATCCCACAACGTGAGTGGCTGCCATCCAGTACGTTTGAGACTGATCCATTGGTTAAGTCGCAGCCACCGAAAAAGACGCTCTGCCGACTCTTTATTTCGAGCGGCGAACGCCTCTTTACGAACTGCATCTATATCAATAGTATGGCCTAAGCTTGGATTAACCTCATACCAGAGTTTTTCGTCATATATATCGATTTCATTTCCGTCTGCATCTAATCCATCTTCTGGTATGCCATAGATTTTTACATACCACGATGGATCTTCCTTCTCGCCATTGCGCAATTGGACTGCATATTCATGCTGTTCCCATCCTATTGAGCCTCTGTCGGGATCATCACCAGCTGTCGTTATAATCCACCATAACGGTTCTTTCCTTGCAGCTCCAGCACCGAATGTCATTACATCCCACAAATCCCGTGTTGGTTGAGCATGTAGTTCATCGAATATAACAACTGTTGGATTGATACCATGTTTGGTATAAGCTTCAGCTGAAAGGACCTTCATTACAGTACCTGTAATTAGATTCCTTATTTCTTTTCGGCTATCTAAAACTTTTAAGACGCCCTCGAATTCAGGCTCCTGTTCAATCATTCCACAAGCAGCTTTATATACCAACTCAGCCTGCTGTCGATCTGCAGCACAACAATAAATTTGACCGCCTGGAGGATCGCAAACCAAATGATATAAAGCTAAACCGGCAATTAAACTCGTCTTCCCATTCTTCTTGGGAACTTCTAAATAAACATATTGGTATTGCCTTACGCCTCGATAAGTAACTGTACCATAAACATCCCAAAGGATATCATATTGCCAGTCCTGCAAAATGAACGGCTGACCGTAGAAATCATCGACCGCGTGAAGCATTTGTAAAAACTCTATTGGCTCAAGCGCTCTTTGTTCATCATGTACCATGATCGCCACCTGCTCGGCGGTTCAAAAATTGTGCCATAGCAGATTTCTTTTTTTCTGCTCTTGGTTGTGGTACATTTTTAACTTTCGATAATGGATTTAGGAATAAGCGGTCTTGTAATTTCAGCAGCATATCCATTTTTTTATTAATTGCAGTCTCGACTTTCAAAATACCTTCCAAGGATGCGAGTTGTGAAAGGTATCGAAGGGCCTTTAATTCAACCTCATTAGCCTTTTCAGCTCTTTCAATATATTCGGTAAGTATTTCTTCATCTATTGATATCGCTTCAATCCGCTGATGCTGTTCAAGTAAAAGTTCATATTCGCTAAACGTTTTGCAGTACAGAGCCAGTGTTCCAACATCTGAACTCGATAATAACTGGATACCTTTCTCAGCTGCAGTTTGATACTCCTTAACTAATTCATTCCATAGTTTACTGGCCACTTTATTTTGAGTAACAAACCTTGGTCGCTTTAATTTTTTAATATCATTTGCTCCAAGTTTGACCTCTGCATCTTGACGCTGTTTAATTTCTTCTTTAGTCAATCGGTTGGGGTTTCCCTCCGCAAGATGCAGAGATACCGGCTTGGCATTTCTTCCACCCATAAGGCGAGCCACCTCCTAAAAAGTTTCAAAAAACGAAAAAAGTTTGTGCGAATGGGGGCGTCGGTCATTTGGACAAGGGCTGAAAACTTTTTTGATCCCCCCTCCCCTGTTTACTTCATCGCACTAAAGTGTGAAAGCGAATAATGAAACCTTTGAACTTTGCTGACTTTCATTTCTTCCTCGACGGATACCTCTTCATATCCTCAGCAGTCTTGCTATTATGGTGCGAATGACATAATGATCTTAAATTATTAAGATCTAATCTAAGCTGCCAAAATTGTTTAATTGGTTTAATGTGATCGACTACCTCAGCAGGTGTTAGTAGCTTGTCCTGTAAGCAATCCTGGCATAGATTATGATCTCTTATTAAGGCTTGATTCCTAACAGAACGCCACTCTCGAGAGTTATAAAAAGATGTCGATTTCTTATCTCGCTGGTAAGAATCATAATTTCTAGCCGTAACTTTTCTATGTTGGTCGCAATAACCTTTTGTGGTCAATTCGTTGCAGCCAACTTGACTACAAGGTCGCAACGGTTTGCTTGGCATACATTACACAACCTTCATTCTTTACTCTCATTTCAATCAATTTGACAACTCCTCCCTTGCCAGATAATCAATGTATAATTATTCATTAAGATTTTTCGTTAGAAACCCCTTGAAAACATTGAGTATTTTCTTAATGGTTTAGTTCGAATACAATATAAATTCGAATGTTTTATGCAAGAAATGTATAATTTCTGAGTTTCTCATATCTTATTAGAGAGCATAACTCATTCTATGCTGGATTCCCTTGTGTTTATAAGGCTTCTCACTACTTTCTGAAAACGAGTTACATACTCACCAAATATGAATAACTCACAGGCCAAAACGATTCATAGCTGCATCCATCATGTCCTGATCCATGCCGATATATCTCATCGTAATACTCTTATCCGAATGGTTAAGTAACTTTTGAACAAGGGTGACATCCTTTGTTTTTTGATATAGGTGATATCCAAATGTTTTACGTAATGTGTGAGTACCTATGTCTACCAGCCCAAAGTGATCAGCAGCTGCGCGCATAATCTTATACGCCATATCTCGCTTAATTGGTTTATTCTTACCGCCTTGCCTAGATGGAAATAAATAATCGTTGCTGGACATATTCATTTCTGCAATATACTTCTTAATCTCACGTTTCAGTAATGGATTAAGCTGAAGGAATTTCCTCTTTCCTGTTTTCATTTCAATTATTACTAGCTGTTCACCCGTAACATCACGAACACGAATCTTCAAAATATCTTGAATACGTAGTCCTGTGTTAATACCGAATACAAATAGCATGTAATTACGATAAGACTGTTCCATTAGATAATCTTTGATCCCGTCAATTGTTTCTTGGTCGCGGATCGGCTGGACAAAATTCATATCACCACCTCACTTTTTATAAATAAAATAGTCGCTTAAATAAGCGACTACCCTTTTAATCTCTATTTTTTTAACCGTTCTCTCATCATTTGAGGGAATCCATCCTGAATAGCATCGATGTCATAATCCATATTTAGATATTTCCTTAACTCATTATATTCCCTTACAACTGTTTTGATCATGTCGTGTATGGTTTCCAATTCCAACATATCATTTGACGCATATTTACCCCATACATGAATTAATTCAGTTGAAGCATACCCTGAATTTTCAAGAAAAAAATCATCCATATGTTCTTTTGTTAGAAATCGATGATCCTTTATACTACCAAGCGTGACTTCCTCCAAGAATCTCCCCGCTAAATTGTATCGTGCGATTATTAATGAATACATTGGTCCGTATAATTTATTCAGACGTTCCTGAGCCAATTTTCGATTCTCTTTTCTTGGTTCTATGAAAAAATGGAGAATCAAAAAAACTGCTAAAGCAACTACTGCTGATGATATGGGTATCCAAGCCACTAAAATATCCCCTCCAAACATTTTATAGCCGTCACAACAAAGTAATCATACATCATCTTCCATTTTCGGACAATATATGATATTGTTGGAGTGAGAGCTATGAGGGAATGAACCCCTAGCTCTTTTTTTTATGCTCAGGAAAGTTTTCCTTACCCTGCAAGGTGTGTTATTAGGATGAGGTGTTTCCTCCTCACCAATTTTCGGTTGCCATCCGTCAGTGCAGGGTTAGCTTATATGATGCGCTTAGCGCTTATCACCTTTAATACATTTTTGGAACATACAATATTGTTTAGTATCCTGCCATTTTCCCCAAACACAGCCGCGGCATTTATCCGGCTGCTTATCGCTATTAACAATCGGTTTGATTTTACGTGTAAACCGCAACCAGATCGCCACCTTTCTAAAATAAAAAAGAGCCGCATTATTCGGCTCAAATTAATTATCCATTCTTCAGCATGTCGGAACAATCCGGCAAACTGAACAAGGGACAAGTCAACCTTGTTAAGGGCATTTAACCCCACCTCATCACCACACGCTTGACGATAAACGTCTAAGGCATAAAATGCCCACCGCATGGCCGAGTCCTACAATTGATAAGGGTACAGTAGGATCACCCGAGCATTTCTGCTCTATTGATTCCACTGTACCCCTATAATTAATGCATTGAACTCGCAACATGCAGGCGTTTTACCCGCAATTTACACGCATTTCAAAATTCGAATTCTTTAATCGTATTTGCGATTGATTCTATTCCTTTGTTTATCCTTCGATCAACTGTTGAAGGATCAAGAAACCTATAATGCGTGACTACATCCTTACGCCTTTTTCCTTCAATGAATCTTAACTGAATTGCTTTCTTTATATCTTGATCTATTATTAGCCTGACAGCTCGCTCGATTTCCTTCGTTGCATTTAAGTAAGCATTGTACGCTCTTTTTTGCTTTGGAGCAAGCTCCCCAACTAACTCCAACTCAGAGATAAGCGCCTTATGACGTCGATACCTCATTAACAGAGATTTGGTTTGCTTGATTTCTTCATCACTTGCCGGCTCATAAAAGTTTAGTTGCATAGCTAACATTCCCCTCATCCCCTCTGTTATAATAGAGATGAGCTTATTTAATCCCCTGGCGTACCGTTCCCCAACGATTCTCGCCAGGGGATTTATTTATTTAATTTTTGTCATAGATCAAGCACCGCCAATAGAGCAGCTTTACATATGGCTTCTGGTAATGATCTTCGCTTTACTATCCAACCATCCACTAATTTATTATTCTCGTCCTTGTGCGGTAGGACTTGGTATTCATCAGGCCAAATGCGAACGTCTAGATAAACTTTGTTAGCCCGCATTTTCTCCACTACTTCCCACGCTGCAGCTATGTCCTCTGCTGGATTCCATTTTTCCCAAATTGCTGCACCTAAAAATTCGTTGTGCCGCAGACGTTCGCATATTCCCATGTCACTATCAATTTGCAACTGGAAACCATCCTTCCACCCCATTACATGTATCGCAGTAGCTTCTGCAAGTTGTTCTGCATCCATAGCCAGTATCTGCTCTCTTGTGTATGTCATTGGGTAGCCTCCTTGGACAATGTTTTTATGACATTACGTGCCCTTTCGCCCTTATCCGACTTAATCGGTTCGTGCGTAGGGAATGCAGTACCCATTGTTATGTTTACGCCTAACTTATATGTTTTTTCATTTGCATACCATTGCAACTCTTTTTTCATGGCGGTGTGTTCGGCTTTCAATCTTTCAATATCCCTTTCTTTATTTTCCAAATGGGCCTGTGTCCAAATAGCATTACACGTTATACAAGTTTCGTTGCTCATGTGCATGCCGCAATAATCATCAAGTTGACTTGTGCAAATTCCTTGACAGACTACCGGATGTGATAACTTCCATTTTAGTTCTTCTGTCTTAATTCTTTCATTATCTAAGGCGGATAGCAGATACTTTAGCCATGTTGGAGCATTAATTATTAAGTGTAAATCATCCCGACAGTACACCTCAGCTGTAATCGGATCATTGTTCATATCACATACCCCATCATGATCCCTGAACCATTCTCCGGGCGTTGCCTTCTCCAGCGCTTCCTTTATCAACTCTTCTGTTGACTTGCTTGGTTCACTCATGCCATTAAACAACGCTGACAATCCCGGCAAGCCGACATGTGCATATACTCCTTTTTGTTCACTCATACTTTCCTCTCCCTCTGCATTTCCATCAATGCCGGAAATATTTGACGCTTTATATCTTCCAGTACCTCAAATGCTTCATGCATAGTTAGTCCGTCATCTTCAACCATTCCGCACAATCCAGCAATGACCATTTGGTGACTTAATTTGTTTCGATCCATACGTTGCTTGCTCATGCTTTTCCCTCCCCTGTATTGATGCCAACCTCACAAGTTGATGCCATGTACTTTAAAAAGCTTTCAAAATCACTCCGGGCATAGTCTTGCATTATCTTATAGTTTTTGCTGTTGTAATCAGCAATTGCAATCTCCATTACATCTCTATCACTAAATCCCATTCTGCATTTTTGTATGCAGTCGATTACTTCTTGTGGTATCTGTACCCCTACTGGTTCTGTACCCTCTAGCCCCCAAGCAAGTGCGCTTCTTATGCCGTTTATAATCGATATTGGATCATTGTCGGAATAACTAATCTTTAACACTTCTGCTAAAGCTTCCCGCAGCCTTGCAGCTTCTCCCTGATCGGATGTGTCAAATTTCATTGATTTAGCTGCAATATAAATATTATCGAATGCCGCTTCGGCGCTTAAATGTCCGCAAGCTTCCCTGCGTTGCTCAATCCAATCCAATAGCAATTGCTTGCTGATGTAGTCACTCATTGGGCTGTTCCTCCTTATTCTGTATATATCCGTAGCCGCTACACGCTGGGCAATCAGGATGGTTTTCTGATTCTGTATAACCCCTTCCGTTACACGCCCAACACTTTACCAGATCTCCAATCAAATATCGATTTTTGGATGACTCTCCTGCTATCAATACTGTCGAATCCTTTCCTTTAGCCAAATCAACGCCAACATGATGTTCACTCATATAGCGTCCTCCAGTTCTTGTATTCTTTTTACCAACCAATCAAAATGCTTTGGAAGAACCTCGTAATATACAACATCGTCCGAAAACGCATCATACACAGGATCTGAACAACCTAAAACCTCTTGTAATGTTATGTCACTCATATACAACCATCCTCACTTAAAACAATATTCTTTCCTTCGTCAGTGACATGATAATATGCAGATTCATCGTCCCACCCTGACCGTTTAACAGCGTACCCCTTTTCAACAAGGTCGTTCCATTCAAGATCATCTGAATCAGTGTAATAGTTGTTTCGTGTCATCTCTTTACCATAGTTCAACCCTAGTGCATGGCGCATTTGATCTAATTGTCTTTCTGTTACCTGTTTACTCATATAGGTGATCCTCCCCAATGCATGTCTTTTGAAACTGAAAATACTTGTTTGGCGATCCTATATACAAACCACCATTATTTCGTTCAAAGTAGAAGTATGGCTGTCTTATAAACCAATGAAAGTATCGCCATTGTTTATGAGGCTTGATGATAAATCTATGGTTTTTTATCAATTTTCCTTTGTGCCAAAAAATTAATTTATTATGTTCTTTGTAAAACAAAATTTTCTTTGACAGTTTATAGATGGTATGATTTTTATTTCTGTAAATATCCATTTCCTCACCCTTTCGTTCTGTCACCTAATAGATAGGTGATTCCTCCCTAATAGATTTATGAACCAAATGGTAATCCACCCAAATGTCAGCTATATGAACCGCAAAATTATCTTCGTTTATGATCAAGTTACCTGTGACCGTGTATGGAATATCAGCTTGGAAAACTACTGTTCCATTGTCATCCAGCATATTATTTATCAAAAAAACAACTCTTTTACCTTTCATCCCTTTACCTCCAGCAGCTCAGGATTGTCATGGTTGGAACCAATAACCTCGATATACTGGAACTTATTGAAAAACTCATGTGCGTTCCAATTACCAAACATCGTGCAACCTTTATGTTCATAAACCTCTACCTGATGCCATTCATCATCGGTTCCGCGTTTCAATCCTCTTATGGAATCGCCAATAAATATACGTTTATCTTTCCGATGGTCATTCAACCCTATATATTGCCCTACTGTTGAGGGATCGACCTTGTACCAAAACTCCGTGTTAAAATATTCATCGTTGAATTCTACGATTTCACCAACTATGACATCTTTGCCGATCAAAGAGCCCTCTACCAACTCGCCATTGTCTATCCGCTTACCTCTGTATTCACGCATTGTTATTCACCATCCTTTTCGATCCATATGGTGAATGAACTTGTATCAATGTCGTAACGAAAATCAAAAATTTTATAACCATCACCATCAAAATCTATACATGGTTTGTGAGTTAGCAACACATCAATTTCCTCTTTACTCAGTTCTGTTTCAACTTTTTTCCCTTCACTAGTAAACGTAACGCTAAGCATTGTTATTCCTCCCCTACCTATAAATTTAACTCAGGTTCCAGCTCCTTGAGTAACCTGTATGCATCTCTTGCCGTTCCTCGACCCTCTATAACTCGATAGCGCAAATCATCGTCTATTTTGTCCCACAAGATAAATTTCCCATTGACGTAATCATCAGCATATTTTTCTCCGGCTGCCATTGAAGCGATGCAGAACACATCCTCTTCGCTGTAAGATTCAATAATTTGATTCGTTACACCAACAGCATTAAGCTTAGCGGCGACTTCCTCATTATTTTTTACTAAGATATATCCGTCTTCCCCGCCTTCTTTTTCAATCACCTGAAGGCTATTAAGTACATCTAAAATTGCTTGTTTATTCATTCCGTTCCCTCCCATGTATCAAATAAGATCCATTTTTTCAGCACATTCCCGGCAATATACCTTTTCATTGATTACAACTGGCATATCGTCAATTATCTGCTGTACGCAACATCTTCGCTTTGGTTCTTCTTTATATCCGCTGCACTCTAACCACCAACCATTATCGAGTAAAGCTCGTTTTGGAACATAACCTAACTCTGCATATTCATCGAAATGCGGTAGCCTAGTAGCTCTGATATTGATGTATTCATTCCAATCCAGAGCTTCGCTGGCTAAAATAGCTGCGGACCGCTTATCAGCAAAAACTATTTCAGTGTGATCATGACCTTCGTCTCTTACAAGGTATGCTTTCACTATGTTCCCTCCCATGTATCAAATATCATAAATATCTTCTCCACAACGCAAGCAGTAGGTATATGCACCTTTGCGGTTATAATGTCGATGCCCAAACCATTTGCAGAGCAATTTCAAAATAGCCATTTAATCACCAGTAAAATCAATAGAATAAATACCCCTAACATTGTTGCAAGCCCCACCCAAATAGCGACCGCAAGCAATCTCCACATGGCTTTATTTTCATTCATTCTGTTACCTCCCATGTATCAAACTATTCATTGAATTACTTCACCCTTATCCACTCTTCACACTCTTTGGGGAATACCCGTTCCATCCATTCTTCTATCGCTTGCTTTTCTTCCTCCGCAGACTCGGACGAATATAGTACATCTATTCTTCCTTGCGCCAATTCCCATAGTGTGCGAACCAATGATATTTGACCCGAGTTCAAAATATTTTCTCCCATTCCAACGTACACCACCTATTCATTGAGTTTTCTCCCATGTATTTAGTGATCAATCCCTCTTTTTACGATCATTACGCAATACATTTATGTGCATATGAGCTTTATTGGCGACCTCTCTTATCCAAGCTGCATTTAATGTCATTTCCTTAGCTGACATTTCTTCAATCCGCTCTAGGTTCTTTAAAACTTCACTACGCTTCATGTCTACCTCCTGTATTTAGTGATCACACATCCAATTCGGATAGGCGCTTACGCGCTTCCAACTTTCTATAAAACTCTGCATTTCCAAAACTATTAACATCTTTAAAATCAAATAACTGATCACATTTAGGGCAAAATGGAAGCATCGTTCCACGTCGATAAGATTGCTCCAAACGTTTGAATATTACTGAATGCGGCTTCTCTTTAAGCCATTGGTTACGCTGCTCAAACAATGATGTTTGTTGTCTGTTCAGTTCTTCATGTCGTCCTGCAAGATTAACGAGAGCTTCAAACGGATCATGTGTCATCCCACATTCACAAGTGATCTCTCGGTTCTTTGTATCAATTGTGAATTTTGGTCTATCACAAGTGCATTTTCTTGGCTTATGTCGCTCTATACGCAAAATGTCTAGTTGAATGATGTTATCCAGTTTGTATCCCTCCTAGAAAAGTATTAACTGTCTTTGAAACGACTCGAGCGGCGGTGGAAACCTATCTGCTCGGAGCTGTAGGCACTGTTTTCCACTCTTGCTCATGCCTGCCTTTTGGAAGCCTGCAGCATGGAAACAACCGCCTTTTAAGTGCTTGCCTACATAGGTAATCATTCCATCCGGTGGTGGTTCGCCCCACTCTTTAACCGTTATACCTATCGCCAGCATAATTAAGTGGCTTGAT